CCCACACACTGTCTGACAGAATCGTTGCGGTAGAGCCGTACCAGAAATTGTTTTTCTGTGGAAGTGCCCCATGGTTTGCAAGGTTCTGATATCTCACCGGGTACTGCGTCAAGAAAATGTACTGGTGCTGGGGTGCCATTTCGGCCGCAGCGAATACCTGAAGAATCCAATCTTCCGGCACCCACGGACCAAACAAGTCGCCGTCCGTGCATACCATGATGGTTGAGCCCACTTTGACCTTTTGTGGCCAATCCATGCGATACTTATGTATCGTGGGCATAAATCCGGTTGGGTTGTTCAGAAAGCGGTTATTTGTGGTTTCCCATGGAGCGTCCAGCTCAAAGAGGTTCGCTCCGACCTGCTGAACCTTCGGACGTTCTGCAAGATTTCGTCTCCAGTCGCTGGCAAAGCGTAAAGCGCTCTTTTTTGCGTAGCAATATCGGCAGTCTTTCAGACATCCTGTTACAGGATTCCATGCGTAATCCGCCAATTCGTTTTTTGTTCTGTTCACCGATAGATCCTCCCCGACTGGCTGTCGATCAGGACAATGCGCTCTGCAATCTCAAACCCTGCGGCATCTGCCACATACCGCAGAACGTGAATAAGATCATGCACCCGTTTCTCGTCCTTCTGGATGTTATTTTCGGCACGCGCCCGGGTGGGGTCCGGCGCACCGCTGGGGTTGTGTCCTTTGCGGGTATCAGGCATTGCTATCCCCCTTGTCCAGAATCATATAGTACTCGTACTGGGTGCCCGGGTTGGCGTTTGGACGGCGGCGCACGATGTCAACCCGATACCCCGCTTTCAAGAGCAGCCGTCCCAACTCTAAGCGTTCATCTTCCGAGAGTCCTTTTGCCTTAGACGGCGCAAGGGAAAGTTCGATTTTAGCCAACACGCTTTTCCACCTCCATCAGGTCGTGCATCAGCTCGTCAACCAGCAACTTACCGGCATTCGCGCCTGTGCGAATAATGTTTCCATTTTCCTTTAACTCTGCAAACTCCTGTGCACGGATTTCTTTGGACTGCTTTGCAAAAGAAATTTCCGATGCTGTCATGCGCCCCTGCACCACCTGCTGCCATTCCTCGATGAATGGCTTGGCATCTTCCAGATCTGCATACTGGTCGTTGTTATAGCTGCGTTTCTGCCGAACTGTACCGCCCGGCTCCACCTCCAAGGTGTACCACGGCGTATTGGGGTCAGACTTCTTTCGCAGGAAGAAAATGTAGCTTTCCCGAACAGAAATACGCTCAAAGTACCTAGTTCCACGCTGGATGCAGTGGTCAAGGAACTTGCTCTCCTGCAAAATGTCCTTTGCGCCCTCTGGCACCCGGATAATGTACTCCGCTCCATCGTACTCGTAGATTTTGCGGATCTTCTTGTAGATGTTTTCGATATGGAACTGCTTTTCCAGCTGTTCCGCTTCCTTTTCGATAGAGCGTTTTGCACCTTTCATGACTTCCATCCGGTGCCGCTTATTGCGCTCCAGCACAAGATCATCATGCCGGCGCTTCAAGTCGAGCGGGAACATCACGCTTTCAAGCTGCATATTCATCCCCACTTTTTCGGCCATGTCAAGGTAGTCCGACCAGTCCTGCGCAACTCTAAGTGCGATATGGCCGTTGTAGCTACCCGTGATTCGTCTTGTTTGCTGGCGGAGATATTTCAAGCTTCGCGTCATTCCGCTTTTCTGTAATGTCT